TTATACTTGTTCAGTTTTGGCTAAATCCAAATTTGTCTTAACCATGTCTTGCAGCACTACTGGCACATCTTCAATCGAACGACGACCAGATAAAATAAGTTGTACGAAAGTTGCAGCGAATGCTTTTTTGATTTTATTGTCCACCGTATTACCACCTTTGGTTATTATGCTAAAGCAAATAGTACTATTCTTAGAATTCTACTTAAACATCGGTCTGTTGTGACATAACGAACTGAATCAGCCCTGCAATTGTCTCTTTGTTATCCAGATCAGCTTGTTTTAATATCTCAATTTCTTCTTGGAGCTTTTCCTCCACAGACGGCCTAGGATTCGGTGCTGGAATTCTTTCGAAATCACCTGTATCCGGATGGAATTTACTCCCTAATACTTCGTATCCATTAACTTCAATTACTTTATCACCTGCTGGCGCTTCAATACTCTGCGATACTGCGAATATTACGCAATCATTATTATACTGAGCAAAATATTTCATATAACATCCCCACCTTAATTAAATTCTATGACTTCAAAACTTGCAAAAATATAATAATCTCCGCCTCTTTCATGAGTGAATTTGACTTGCGTTGGGCTTATAATGCTGGCCATATGGCTATCATCATCTCCGTAAGTTGTTAAGTTCAACATTGCTTTTCCGACATTGACAGGTGCAATATTTACAATACCGTCAGGCACATTACTGGAAATACTAAATCTTTGTATGCTTTTCACAGAACCAGTCTCCTTTACACTATTAATAAGTTGTCTTAATTCATCACCTATTGCCTTTACCGCACTGGGAGTAGCTGCCTGATCTGTAGCTGTACTTCCGGTAGATGTATTAAGTTGCACAATCCCCCTAGCCTGTGTGGATGCAGAAGGCAAATCTGATGCTGGGTGACTATGCTGCTTGGGAGCAGCGTACTGATCTGTATACTTCTTGGCATTCCCCTCTGTTGCACTCCATACCGCTTGCTTGGCTGCCGTAACATGGATCTCTGTATTGCTGGCATGGTTGTCTAACGCTTCCTTAGAAGCAACACCGTTTCCAGCCGGGTCCTTTTTGATATTTTCAACCTGTGCGGCCAATTCCAGATCGTTAGCATAAAGGGTATCAATCGGTCCATTCAGGACGTCCGCATGTCCTTGGTCGGTAGTAACAAATCTGCGTGGTTGTTGTATGCTCATATTTTGTATCCTCCTTAATAGATGTCATCAATTTCGAAAACAAACTCCATATCACTATCCTTGACCTTGTTACTCATCGTACGAACAGCCGTCAGCTTACCTGCTGAATCTACTAAAGCCAGCTCATTAATCGTTTCTCCCGCCAATTCATTTTCTGCCAGTGAGCAGGTATATCGAATTGTTGCAGGAGCAATAAATTCAAAGCTCGTAATATCCTTTTGAACCAGTTCCTTTTTCAACACCTGTTCTGTTCCATCCAAAGGCAGTGGTTTCCCTGCTTGATCCACACCTCCGCTACCAAATGCCATTTTTACTACTTTACTTAGCGTTCCTCCCTCAGCGCGGGCACGAGCCATTTGTTCCCTTGCATATGCAGTCGTGACTGTCAAAACTTGTTCTGCCATACTTACCATCCTTTCTATCTTAAAAATAAAAGTTATATTTGTTTAGATTGAAATGACTTTCTCGGTTGAGCTTAACATCTGACTACCGTCCAGCTTCATACTTCCATCTAACTTCCAATAATGGTCTCGAATTTTCATTCTGCCTTCCTGATGATGATCCACTCGATGCTTGATGACCATTTTTGAACGGTTCAAATAGCGCATAGGTTCCTCTGTCCACCCGGACAAAGAAGCTATTCCGTTCAGTAACTCGACACCATCTAAATACCATGGCCTTCCACCCAAAAAGCGAACTCTCGAACGTAATCGAATACGAGAAACTATTTCATTTTCATGAAGAAATGTAAGCCTGGTTTTGTTATTCATATAAAAAGCAAGATGAGCAGGCTTAATATCCTCAATGATCTTTTTGAAATCAATCATATTTTCAGGGATGCGATTTTTAAAGCTTATACTGAACTTATATTCCGTCGGATGAAAGTCTACTTCCCCTTCCACATCAAAAGAGTTCATGATTTTCCGTATTAAATCCCCTGAAAATTTGCCGCTTCCACGAAGTTTTGACTCCACAACAGATCGCCGCTGTTCCAGCGGTTTTTCCAAATGGGTTTGGATACCCAACTCCATTTCCCAGCGTTCGAGCCCCCAAGTGGCAGTACGAACAAAAAACTGAGCTAACGTATCATCCAACGCGAGATATAGAGCATCTAGTTCGCTACCCTTTGCATCCATATCGACGTGCATAACACGAGATGCTTCGTAATAGGCAGGAAGATAGGAAAATAGCTCCGGTCCCCGCGAACTGAACATTCGATTACTAAAATCATCGGTTACATCTTGGATAACAGATTCTTTTTTTTCGTCAATATCCATCCACACTCACCATCCCCAGCTCTACCCCCTGACCGAATTGAATCGTTATAAAAGGATTGCTTTGTCTGTTCATTTTCAACTTGGAGAAACCCATTATAATCAGATCCATTCTTTCATACATGCTCGCTCCTCCTTTGAGTACAGGCATTTTTGCCCTCTGCTCTATACCGTTTTTTTACGAAAAATAGAGCTATACCATTTAACCGGTTCTCGCTGTGCACTGGAAACCTCCATAGATGACGATTCCTCTACGTTGTCCAATACCAGATCAGAACGATGGGATAAAATCATTTCCTTCACTTGTTTACGTTGTTTTTCATCTAAAGCGTAGCTTCCAATGATAGCTGCTATATTACCTTCTCCCCGATCATAGCGGGTAACACAAGCATAAGCACAAATACGCAATTGAGTCTCTGTTAAAGCAGTCATAGTTATGACTTCACCTCTTTTAAATAAGATTTTTGCAGTTAAACAGGAGTCGGTACTTGGTTATTTTCCTGTGTTACCAAGCATGAACTGACTCAGCGTTACTTCGAGATCTGCAATACGCTGCTTCAATTGATCTGTCTCACTTGGCTGTTGCTCTGCTTTTTGTGTCAGTTCCTTAATCGCCTCGGCACTTAATCCTTCACTCCAGAACGTCGTTGGATCTCTTCGTTCTGGAGTCGCAAAAGCCGGAGCAGAATATATAGGTTCGTCTCCACGTTCGTTTTCCAGCTTGTTTTGCCATTCATCATGTAGCTTCTGAAATGAAGCTTGCGATTCCTTGCTGAGTTGCTCATACGCCCTCTGGGCTTCTAACAGTTTTTCACCATATTCTGTTTCTTGGGTTAGCCAGGATTGAATGTCAAAATGAGGCTGGTATAAGCCCGGTGGAACTGGAATACCAACGGTATAGCCAGCGATTTTTTTTTCCTTCATAGTCTGATCTCTGGTTTCTAAGGAAGCATAAAAAGGGACGACACCCACAAAGGCATCGTCCACAAGCTCGTCCTCTAGATAGAGACCGCTTATATTCACTTTAGGAACTGCTTTCATTTGGTCACTCCCCTTGTTTTGCACGGTATTTAAAATCTAGTATTAAATAAGAATTGTGTACTGCATTATCACACTGTATACTGCTCTCGCCTACATATATAGTTGAGGGATAAGGGACACTACCTTCAGCAGAAAGCGCCGCAACCTCCATTGGCCTTTCCGCTTCATAACCATCCGGTAATGTAAAAATCTGTGTTCCAAAAGCAGTAGCACCTCCGCGAATAAATCCCTGTACATGTACCCAGCCTTGAGAATCCTTACAGTAGCCTACTGGCCTACGAGTATTATCATAGTTAACCCACCCGTTGAGTAATGTAGGAGCTATCCATTTTAAGGTGATATCGTTCTCTACCCTCCCATTTTCAACGACCGACAAACGTGTACTATTCTGTTGAACACTATCTACCAAGTCAAGTAAAAGCGTTTTTTCATTGGCTGTATAAGTTCCGATAAATTTGACAACGGGTGAACGATCAAACATTAGGTAGGTAGTATTGTAAGACGACGATAAATTGAAATTGGCGGTCAAAGTATACACTTGCTCTTTGCCGAAGGTAGATTGGTATTGATCTGAAACTGTGGCAATTATCCATGACGAATCCTTTTTACCATCTCTATAAACGGCTAAGATTTTATTTACTCTATTTTTTAAAATACTCGGATCATCTGTACGACCGTTTATATAGTAAGCTCCATTTGTGTAAACTGCCTTTGATCGTTCACGTAGTATAATCCCCGTACCGACTTCGACCTGATTCCCTCCCTCAATAAAGGATAGCTGTCCCTCACTAACGATGGGTTCAACAGTAGGTGTCTTAAGCTGATACACGAGTTGTTGCGTTGTCCAAATTCCATATCTTGTGTATGTCAAGGAAGTTATCCCTGTTGTTGGTAATGTTGTAACGAAAAACGTTGCAGATGGCGTACCGTTGGCCACATAAATAGAATCTATTGGGCACCACGCCTTGCCTGCAGATTCGTTATTAAAAGGCTTGCTTACATCTCCTTGTCCCGCAAGATACATCTTCCAACCATTGAAATAAGCCTTAATCTCGTCCGATGTCGGTGTATAACTGTCCCCCCATCCGCTGTCTGTAAGCGAGACACCTATTTGAAAATTATCGTACGTGCCATTACTGCTCGATGATCCTATATTGTAACTGTCGGATTGACCAATTGCAGTTGCGTAATTCGACTCTTTAATAACCTTGCTGTTAAATTTGACGAATATCCCCGTACCGTCTATGGCTGGGGTAATTCCATTGTTTAGTGAACCTACCGTTTTATTACCGATTACCGATGTGTAAAACGCGTACTCCCGGTTGCCATCCAGCACTATGGCATTCCACTTCTTAGATTTGAAATACTGACCCTCTCTCTCAAATACCGTGTCAGCATTTTCGCCCGTAACAGGATCGGCATACAGCTCCGTTTGTAATGCCAGCATGGAGTCCTCACGTGATTTGAATGGTTTGGCAATGCTTCCGATGTTGAGCATCATTTCTGAAAAAACAAACGTACCAAAAACACCTGTATCCGCTCCAACTATAATACACAATCCAAATGTCCCAACAGGAGTTGTAAACGTCTGTGATAAAGTGTGCTCACCGTTAGCTACTGCGTATGGGCCAGTGTCTAAGGGTACCCCAACGTAATTCCCGTACGCATCTAGTGCACGGATATTGTAGTAACCACCTGCACCAATGACTCCCCCGATATTAGATACTGACACTTTCATGGATAAAGTGTAAGCTTTACTAGCTGCAGCCGGGAGGTTCCAGGCATACGAGCTATATCCTGCTGTACTCTTAGTGAGAGTGGCGACATATGGAGCAGTAATTTTTTTTGAACCTGTGGTCACACTGTTTTCAGCTTCGTAAATGCTAGGCAGCATATTCTCCCCATACCGAATCGCATAAGGATTACACACAGGCATTACACTGTTCACATATGGATATTCGGCAGCTACCTGTTCAGGTGACATACTTTTAATTGCTGTGGCCTCAGATGAACTCAGTTCGTAAACAGCCATTTCATCAAAGTAAGCATACTGCCCAACAGATCCGCGAGAAACAGCATAAGGAATAGGTGCTTTAGCGGCTTTTCTAGCATCATATACCGCATAACAAAAAGTAAATTCATTTGAATCCGTAGTACTCATATCCACCGCATATGCAATTTCGTCAGTCAATTGAATATATGCCCTAGCATCAGTACCTGAAAGATTCCCATTTTTAACATAACCACGGATCAAATAATACGGCGCCCCCTCTCCAAATTTAAGAGGCAAACCATAAGCTCCAGCTATACCAACTGGTGTTGTACTAACGGTAACCTCAAGAGCATTGTTACCTGTAAGTTTATTACTTGCGTTTAATTCCAGCTTTGCTGTGTTGTTTACAGCTGACCAACCTGTCAGACTTTCCATTCCTCCAGTGCGTCCCAACAAATTCACCAACGTACGCCCTTTCAGCCCCGTCAGCGAAAATGGAGCAGCCTTTTCCGCATGAACAATCTGTACTCCGGGTTCCAAAGTTACCGCCTTACGCTCTGTCGTATCCAGACGTTTCTTGATCTCATTTACACCATCATTCACGTCACCTGCGAAATCGTCTACAGCGCGCCAATTTTGATCCAAATACTTCTCCAGGTCAAAATACGTGGTTTTGGGCGATGTGCGGTCAATTTGATTTAAGCCAAGATTTGGTGTCTTTTCGCTTGCCATGCTATGCGCCACCTCCTAAATATCTATCCTGGGTTGTATGTTCATTTTCATAGAGGGTCATAGACTCGACCTCGGCAATGGTCAGGTAGCGTAATTTGTACTCTACTGCCATGTGAGCGGGCTTGATCTCCTCAATGGCTGCTTTAAGATCCTCCACGTTGGGCGGAATCCCGATGGTATCGATAAATTTGATGGTGAATCCCCATTCGGCGGGATGAAAGATAACATCTACAGTGCCTCCGTCATACGCCTCCGCTACATTTTTGACAAGCCGGCCGGAAAAAGTTCCTGCCCCTCGCAGCTTCGACTCCACCACCGCACGCCGTTGGTCCAATGGCTTCGTCAGATCGGTTTCAATCCCCAGCTCCATTTCCCAGCGTTCCAACCCCCACGTGGCGGTACGTACGAAAAACTGTCCCACCGTTGCATCCATTGCAAGATACAAAGCGTCCAATTCGCTTCCTTTAGCATCCATATCGGAACGCATTACACGTGAGGTTTCATAATAGGCAGGCAAATAGGAAAGCAGCTCGCGTCCCCGCTCGCTGCTCATTTGGCCCAATGTATCTCCCGCTATAGTTACCCGATTAACAAAAGTGTCACTACGGTTTGCACGTTTTCCCTGGTCTGAATTATTCAATAAATCTTCAAAACTGTTCGTTCCATTGTTACTCACTGACGCTCACCGTCCCCAGCACTGCCACCTGACCTGATCCAATCTCAATATTCTGATTGCTCTGTCCATTGATTTTCAGTTCAGAGAAATCAATAATAATCGGAATGTCGAGCAGCACAGCAGAAATCCGGGTATACCGTACCAACGGGTCTTCTTTGTAAAAAGCAAGCTGCTTCAAATACGTCCGCACACCGCTTTCGATCAGCTTTTTGATTTCATCCAGTGTGGACGGCTTCTCTTTGGTACGCTGTACCTTAACTGAGATATTAATTTCCACTTCTGTCGCTGGCATGATCGTCACCACAGGGCCCGCTGGTGCCAGCCCTTCTCCTTGTCCATCCTGAGTCGGATCAATGTATTTCTGCACCGCAGCCACGATATCCGGGCTGGCCGCGCGTTTATCCGTATCCAGCACATATAACCCTACTGTTCCCGGCCCTTTCCAGAGAGGAACAACTTCTACGCCACCAACTCCAGCAATCTCATTCGCCCACTGGGTATACTGCGCCTTGTTGCCACTGGTACCCTGGTTCCGCACCTTGGCATAAAAACGCTCCAGCAACAACTGGTCGCTCTCAACGTCTGTACCACTTTTGGTTTCCTCCGTATTGATCACAGAGGCGACCCCGCTAACCGGGGTTGCCATCACTTGGATGACACCCGCAGGCACATTACCGCTGCGCCCGGGATTCACCGCCCGAATAGCCGCTTCCCCGGCACCTTGTTCATCCAGCGTGACCGATGCCGTGATCGCATACTCAATGGAGGCTTCCCCGGATACATCATCTGCCGGGGTCGCCACCAACGTTCCCGCCGGGACGGTCGTTCCCGCTGTGCCTGTAAAACTGACCATACCTGAGGCAGCAACCGCTTCTCGCCGTGTCACCCCATGCTCTGCTGTCCGCAAATCCAGCTCCGGCGAGCGAAAATCCGGGTTGTCGCTGGCTGCTGTGCTGGCAAAGCCACGTCGCAGTAGCTCCTGCGCCCAGATTGCCGCTTCGGATAGCATAAACGCTACTGGCGCCTGTGCATCCCAAATAAAAGAGCCCTCGGACTTATCCATGTCCGAAGGCACTTTTTCCAGCATCCGATTTAAAATTCCCTCTTCCGTCTGGTCTACCAAATATTCCGGCAAGTCTGCCATTAGATCACCACACTTTCCACAATTTCTGTTTCATCTCGCACGTTCGTAATCTGGCAGCTAAAATGGCACGCCTCACCTTCCCAGCGAAACGTGAATTGATCCACACTAGCCGTACGTGCATCTGCTAGTAATGCCTCCGTGACCATGCGTTTAATTTCGCTTTCTTGCACACCGTGCCCATAGCTGCTGCCAATTAGCTCCTCCAGCTCACTCCCATAGTCAGGTGAATAGATCACATGCCGGTAGCGAGGAGTGCGAATCGCTTTTTCACACCACTGTACCCAGGCTTCTTTCTCGCCTGTAGTCACGATTTTACGGCTAGGGCTCATAACAAACTCACCAGCTTCAAAATCAAACCGCCAGCTTCGCCCAAATACCGCACGGTTATCCTCCAGTACATCCGGGTCGGTCATATCCGTGTCTGTCCAGATCATATCATCTGTTTCGGGGAATAAATTAGCCACGTCCACTCACCACCTTGCACACGACCACCACATCATTGCCGCTATTCACCCGAACCGCAAGTACACGATCTCCAGGCTTAAGACCTTCGTTCAAACTGAGATTCACATCCTCCAGCTCGTCTTCCCCGATATAAAAGGAAGTTTTCAGCTCTTTGCCTTCCCAATTTTCCGATTCCACTGCGGTTGAGGTGCCTTTATACATATGACTTGGTACAGACAGCAGCCCCGGTAGCTCGGCGACCAGATAATCCTGAAGCTCATGTTTAAAATCGTCCAGCTTGAGTCCCGTGGAGGTGATCGTTCCTAGTACCGCGCCTACCCCACTCAGTGCTTGCTTGGTATGCTTATGAAAAGAAGATTGCAGCGCAGTAGCCAAATGCCCATAGGGGTCCTTATTCAAGGTAAAACCTCCTTTTTACATCGTCATACGTTCCGAGCTCCAGCGACATACTGCCGGGGTTACCTAATTCCCTGCTCACTGAAATGACCAACAGCTTTATGGAACCTAACATTACCGCATCTCCTGCTCGAATCGTGTTCATATCCGGTGCATTTACCGATATCGTTTGTTGTATGCCTCTCAGCTTACTTTTGGCCAACTCACGTGCTGCTGCCCCAGACTTGACCTCGTCATCCTGCACGATCACCTGAAGTGTCCCATATTTGGCAATGTCCTTTTCCTCAAGCGCCATCACCTTGGATGGTACCTCATTGCCTGATTCACTGGCAGCCGTAGCCAGTACCTTCACTCTCGTGGCCGCACCTTCCAGCGTACGGGATTGAGTTGTATCCGTGACTCTCTCCAGAGCATACACATCTTTGTTCGTTCCCAGCTCGTACAGCTCCAAGCCGGAAGAAATCATCCGTGGATGATACAGCTTCCCCCCCGCCTTTGCCGTTTCGCGCAGATCTCCCAGCATCATAGAATAGATGGATTGTGTGCGGTATACGGCGCGTCCCAGCGTTTTTTTCGTATCTGGCAATGAAGCGATTTTCAGCTTCCAGTCCCTAGCATACTTCTGAAAACGCTGAGTAGCCGTCTGCTTAGCAGGGAGTAAATATTCATCCTCGGACTTGTCTAAATACACTGTACGGTCATATAACGTTAACGTCATACGTTTGAGCCCGTTGTTAGAGGTTTCTACTTCCCAGATCACTGCAGGGGACAACAAGGGGACATAATCCTTTTTGCCATAAGGAATCCCACTAACCCGGATCGACATCCCTGGAGAAATGGGCGGCATATCCGACGTAACGACCAGATTGACCGTTCCCTGATAGGCGATTTGCTCCAGTGAATCCCTCAAATTAATGTTCTCCACAAGCGGCGACAAATCATATTTATCCTGTAAAATGACTTTATAACTCATGACAGCACCAGCTTTTGCCCCGGTTTAATTGCATTCGGATTTTGTCCAATGACCTTTTTGTTAAGCTGATAAATACGACTCCATTGCGAACTGTCGCCCAACTCCAGCTTGGCAATTTTGGACAAGGAATCCCCGGACTTAACCGTATATGTTTTTTTCTTTTCTTTCATATCTGTGCGGGGCTTTTTGTTGACCACAGCCGCCTTACTTCCTGTGCCACCAGCTTTTTTGGCAACTTTCATATCACTCCAGGTCCGCAGTGACAGATCAAAATTCACATCCCCATACTCGCCGCCGCGAAAGATCGAATTATGAGATGCCACAATTACTGGCACATTCACGGCTGTCTCCGTAATAATAAAACGTAGCGGGTTCTTGGATAACAAAAAGCCATTCAACGTGTTCATGGCCTCCTGCGGATCAGGGATATCTTCGTATGTGCAATACGCTGGATTGTATTCTTTCGGAAAAAAAGAAGAGAAGGAGATTTCCTTCACCTTCTCCCCTTGTGGGAAGTCAAACTCCCCATAGGATAAAATCGTCGTTGTATCAAATCCCTTTTGCCGTGAGATCGTCACTTCCTCAGGATTCACCGGAAACTGAAATTTTTTCCCTTTACCATCTGTCAAACTAAATTCCATCTCTTTCCTCCTTCCCCGTTGCTACCATCTACTCCATTACATAGCTCCAGCGCCTGCTGGCTTGGTATTCTGCGTTGCACGCAGAATTTCAGCTTTGAGACGGTAGCCAATTTGCGTAATAAGCCCATCCACATCCAGCTTGTTCTCATGTACAGTGACCTGTACAGCCCCCGCAGGAAGATTGAATTGGTTGGTGGTTTCCGTTTTAAAATCCTTCAAAAAGCCAGACAGTGTTCCCATTTGTTCAGGACTGATCTGTACTACTTGAGGTGTCGGATTACCATTACCTTTGCCTTTAGCTTTGGCTCCATTGTTCGCATGAGCCGCAGTATTCAGTAGTGGGTTTGGATTGACTCCCTGGTTAACTATAGCCATCGGTCCGTAAGGATTAGGAACACCTTTTACGCCTGGTTGCGGAGGTACGTTTGCAACTGCACTAGCACTATAATTTATAGCCATAGGCGTTAAGGGCTCAAATGACTTACCTAAATTCGAATGAGGTGGGATTGCTGGTTTAGAGGTTGCTGGTTTAGGAGCTTCAGGAGGCTTAGCTGGCTCTTTCTTAGGTTCATCTTTTTTACCAAAAGAAAAGAAATCAGAAAAGCCTTTACCAAAATCTCCAGCCTTATCAGAAAGCCAGCCTGTAACCTGGGAAGCTTTTTCTCCAAGGAATTTACCAGCGGACTTCGCTTTGTCCATCATGGCTGGACCATAATCTGAGACTAATCCACCAATTTTCCCACCGACAAAGTCTCCCGCCATACCCCCAAGTGTAGAACCAACCACAGTACCAATACCCGGAAGCAAAAATGAACCGATAGCTCCGCCTAATGCAGAACCAGCAGTCCCACCAACTGTGGAACCGATAGCTTCTGCACGTTCTTTACCAGAGGTAGCCTTCGCGATGTTCACAATATCCATTCCATAGCTTAAAGGTCCCAACAGTTTTTTCGCTCCACCTTTTAGAAGGTTTTTGAATAGGCCTGATCCGGCTTCCTCAGCTGCACCAGCAGTGCTTGGGTTTATAATGCTAGAAGCGGCGCTAGAAACTGCATCTATAGCAGCACTGCCACCGCTTTTAATATTCCCAATTATTCCACCGCCGCCTTTAAAAACATCCATCACCCCTTCTAACATGTCTCCAGTGCCACCGAAACTTTCAAGAACTTCACCACCAGCCTTCCCCAATGCCGCCCTGTTTTCCCATATTTTTCTTGCACCATTAGCTAATTTTTGCCTTCTTGTAGTTCCTCCTGCTGATTTAACTTTATCCCACTCAGCTCTAAATACCCCTCTTTTTTCCTTTAATTCAGAAAATCCCTTCATGCCTTCGCCAAACTTTTTGACACCCCCGAGGGTGTCTTTAAGATTTTCTAAAAAACCCTTGGGCTCTTCTTCTTTCGTCTCACCACCGAGTTTCAGAGAGCCTAACTTAGTACTTAAATCCGCAATAGCGGCCGTATTGGCCTCTACAGCAGTAGTATTTGCTTTCAAAACCGTACTCAGGTTGTTATCAGACTTAACCGGACCTACTTTAGCAGTGCCGCTATTCACCTTCACATTTACATTCCCCGAGGCGTTAATAATCTGGGATTTGACCCGGTTAATCTTGTTCAACAGATTATCCAATCCTTTGGAAGCCATATCGTTCAGCACAATTTCCGGGGCCATGCGAGTGCGGCCGATTTTCAACACACGTCCTTGAATCCGCTCAAAATAGCGTTCCATTGCGCGCAATTCTCTGTTCGCCTTAATGACGTTTTTAGGATCAATCACAAGGTTCATGCGGTAATTTAATGCTTCTGCCATCTATCATGTTCACCTCCTTGTTTATGCTTTTGAAGCTGCTATGCTATCCATTTCCTGTTCGGCAAACGCCAGCAGCAGCATGCGCTCACCACGGGGAAGCCGCCAAAAGTCTCCGGGGCGGAGGTGGTGCCGGACCCACAAGTGGTACAGCATCGTCGTCATTCCCCCGGAGCTGATTAGTTTTTTAGATCAGCAATCTCAACACCAAAACCGGACAGTTCCAGCACCTTATCCCCTACTGCATCCAGTTCACCCGCCAGCAGCATACGGCGGACAGACTGTTCGCCACCGGACAGCTTCAAGCGGCTTGTAATCCGGGGATCGCCCCAACCGTTAAGGGACAGGCCCTTCACTTCCAGCTTTCCAGTAGCTTCCGAAATCAACAAGGCGTTGAACGTTTCAGTATCTACCTTCTCATCCACTGCACCTTTCACAGTCCGTCGAATCGTGCAGCGTTCACGAATGCTGTCCACCTTACTGGAGGTCAGGCCGTGCAGCACAATTTTCATGTCGAGGCGCTTGATGCGGACCGTTTCCTCAGGTAGTTTTTCAGCAGCTTCAAACAGGCTGTCCAAAATTTGTTCTTCTGTCATATTCTCATTCAAGCTCATAAGTCATTCTCCCTTATTGTTCATTTGTATTTGGGGAACGGAACGCCTGGCAGCATCCCATCCCCCGTTAACCAATTTAGTTTGCTACAATCGGATCAAGCAGCTCATAGCCTTCAAAGGTGAAGGTCGTTTCTTCCTGTACTTCTTCACCTGCTGTCCAGTTGGCCAGTTGAATTTTGTCAGCAGTGCAACGAATGAGACGAATACTTTCATGTCCGAAGGCTTCTGGATCATCCAATTTAGTAATAATCTCAAAACGGTTAAAACCGCGACGAATCATATCGGACGTAACCTTGTAGCCACTCATCGTTCCCGTTCCCTTTTTGATACCGCGCTTGTGTACCTTCCACTCGTTGCCCACGAGATTCAGCTCGCGTTTTTCCATTTCCACGCTGGCTTCCAGCTTATTGATATTCGTCTGCCACACCCCATCCACATGCGCCTGACCATACGTACCTAAAATGACTCTTGAAGCATCCAACATTTCTTTTTCCTCCTCAAAATAATCCATAATATAGTTCGGGATTTCATAAAATCCTCGTAGTTAACAAGCTACTTTAATCCTGCTGATTGCCTGCGAAATACTTGTACACGTAAAATGCTTATTTATTGCACGTAAAATGTGCCGAACAGTTGCTCCATCACGTCGGTAAGCTTCACGTTCCATTGCAGGAACACTTGATCCGGCTCCGGTTTGATGACTGGCGCATCGCCGTAGTAAGCCGGGTCGAGAATGACATCGTAGCCATCTGCTTCGATGACGTTGCTCAGCGACAGCTGTGCCAGGTATTCTTTGATCGCACCGATAAGCGCCAGACGACCTTCCACCGTGTTGTTGATTTTGCCAATGTAAGTCTCTTCGGCTGCACGCTGCAAGTCAGCATTAATAGCATCCATGACACGGATGGAACGAATTTTCTTCCATGCATTGTTTTGTCCAGCAGCCGGGTTCACCAAGCTGTTGATGCCACGCAGCGCTTTGACCTGACGACCGTCAAAGAACAACAGGAAGACACCATTACGGACTGCCTGCTCCTGCTCGGAACGTGTCCAGCGACGGGTCACATCCTCAAAAGGCGTAACCGCATACGTCGCCGATTGATTCAGACGTTGGCCTGCAATCAGCCCGGCTACATAAGCAGCCGTTTGGGCGGAACTGTAGTCCGTACCTGCCAGACGTACGCCTGTACCGACGTTCACGATACCTTCATGGTTCAGCGCCAGGGAACGTGCAGAGGCCAAGCTGACGGCTGTTTTGGACACATCATCTGCCGCAGAACCGCCGAATACAGCGATTACGCCTTTACCTTCGTTGCGGACACGCTTGATCCAGGCAGCAAAGCTTTGCAGCAATGCCAGATCAGCTGCATAATCCAGAGCCAAGACATTAAATTCCTGTCCTTCAAGTGCCTCCTGCATCGCGATGTAATCGGCATTAACCAGCTTGCTATTGCCGCTGTTGCCGCCAGTGAGGTGTACGCCGCTGACATCCACCGGAATGCCGCCGTCGCCAACAACCTCGGCCTTCACCCATACGTTTTCGCTATTCTCGTTCATGGCCTTGGCAATAGAGGCTGCTGTACCGTCACTGCCTTTGTACGTGCCGAGCAGCTTGGTTCCTTCATAGAGGCGCACCTCACGAGCTTGCTCATCGCCCAAAGTTGGCTGTACAGTTACAGCGAAACCATTACCACGGCTACCTGTGTACAAAGCCTTCAGACGCAGCACATCCGCCGGGGTCGCACCGCCGCTTTTCAGCGTCACAGATGCTTCAGCAGCTGTATCATCTGCCAAACGGTAGGCTAGCAGCTTTTTCGGACCGCCCAGCAATGCCAGATACAGCGTCGAATACGCGGTCGCACCGTCCAGACTGTCACCCGAAAAGATTTGGCTGATTGCCGTTTCACTGCCGATCTCTACAAACTCACGTACAGGGCCCCAATTCGCCTTAACGGGTACAACGACCGTACCACGTGACCCACCTTGAATTGCTGAAGCTGCTGCTGCCTGAAAATTCATATACAAACCCGGCAATACCGGTTTATTCGTGTTTTCCCATGTTCCGCCTGCCATAATTAGTCCACCTTCGCTTTCATAAATTGTTCGATTTTAGTGTGTGCTTCTGCTACCGTAAACAGCTTGTCCTGTGTGCCAAAAAAGGCGCCTGCCAGCACTTCTTCTTTCACGGAAAACAATTGTTCTGCGTGCTCCTTTAGCTCCTCCAGCGTATAGCGAGGGCCGCTTGCTTCCTGCCCGGAATGTACCGGGGCCTTCTCATGATTTTCCAAGGTCACTCGGACCACCTCATTTCAAAATAGGATGAATTTCCACTCTGCGAATCAACGCTACTTCCTCAGCTGGGCGCATACGCCGCTGTACCAGCATCAGCCGAAGCTGACCGTCTAAAATGGCATCTGCCTGCAAATCAGCTGAAGCTTCAGCTGTAGACATATAACGGCCTTTGTCCTGATCCAGAGGAAGCTGGATTTGAGCGGCAAAGCCCTCGATCAGTGCGGAAGCTGCGCGGTTTTCTTCAGTGGTGTCCGGGGCGGTAATATGCCCGATGAACCGTTTGCGCAGCTCATACATGGAGGCTCCCGCCATCCTAGTTTCGCAGCCGCTCATCCGCCATAGTACCGCGTGCCGGCCCGGCTGTGCTGGCCATGCGTCGGCGTATACCGACCACGTTTCGCCCAGTTGCTTCTGCGTCCAGCGGACCAGCGCGGCCAGCCACTCTTCCGGCTGTGTAGCACCGTTTGCTGGAACGGCCGAACCACCTTCCGTCTCAGGCACATACACGCCAAAACGCAGCGTTCTATAGGCCTTGCCCGTAACAGTGTCCAGCTTTTCTGCATCCCGCACACCCAAATAGTGCGCGGTAAAAGCCGATGTATCCTCACCTGCACCTGTCACTGGTTCCCGGTGTAGCCCGGCAATCAGGGCATTCGCCCATACATCAGCCTGCGCCAGCCCGGCTTGTCCTGCGTACAGCTTGATGCGAACAACCTGCCGATAGCCGGCCCAGGAAGACTTCCAGATTTCCTCGCCCAGCGCCATAACAGCATACGGCTCCTCTGCCGTCTGCGACGGTGGCTGAACATCGTATACACGCCCTTGCAGCGCTGGAATAATTTCAATGAGCTTTTGCTTAAAGGCTTGTCTCATCCTGCGGCATGCCACCTTTGCGTACCCTGCGTTCGCATGTTGTGGCTATTCAGCCAGGCTTTCTTCCACTTCCGTGTTCTCATCCGGCGCAGCCTCGTACTCATGCATTGCAGCATCCCTTGCTTAGGCAACACGACTCCTCCTTTCTATTCAACGAATTCCCGGGAACCGACAGAGACGATCACCGCATGAAAAAACCGGCCCTAATGGCCGGCTAACGTTTGACTGTGTGTGTCTTCGGTATGTCCTCTTGTCTTGATTCCCGATGATATAATCTTACACCCTAATAACGAATGCGTTGCCGGGGAAATGGACGATAAAAGCAGAGACTAGGGATGATGTTGGGAGGTTTTTAGAGAACATGTGTTCCTATTATAAAAAAAGGCCTTGATCCCTGTTATTACAGGAAATCAAGGCCTTTTAGGAAACCATTTTAAAATAGAAATGAGAACAAGTGGATAATTATTACATTAACCCAGTTTTCGATCCGCGCCCTTCTGCAAGCCTGCCAAATTTAAAACGCCTTGGTCCGCCAGTGCAAGCGCCATTTTGTAAAAAGCACGCGTACGAAGCTTCGTGTACGTATCCTTGCTGACCGGAGGGTCCAGTACGTAATTGTAAACCTTGTAATCAAACACATCGTCATCCTTTAAATAACGTTCACGGATGAGCAGCTGTTCGCGTTCATTCAAGCGACTCACTACGGCATCCACCATTTCGCAGTAGGCCAAGCGGGCGGCAGGAGCATCTACATTATATACGGCTGTCCGAGCCGTTGGATCGCTTGTCACATTCGTTGGGCCGTTCGGGCGATCCGTATAGCCAGCCGTAATAAAGCTCTCCCGATCCATAAAAGTAATCGTTTTATAAATCCGATATTTCTCAAACACACCCTCCAATGCATTCTGCGTTTTGCGACGGTCCAATTCGGGTAAGTTATTTCTCATGTAAAGCAACACTCCTTATCTTATGCCTTTTGACAATGATGTATTTTTAAATGAGGATTTTGCACTTCGGAGCAACTGGTATCGAATTTTGCAAAATCCTGAAATAGAAAAACGCTCGTGTTTACAATGTGTTCCCCTTTTGTTCGTATCTTGAGTATAACATAACATTATTTAGGATAGGTATCCATCGTCAAAAAAAGCAGTATAGCTCTAAAAACAGGATATTCGCTTTATTTTCCTATGCCTTTTGGCATATTACGTGCTTTTACTATTTACCTAATGGTATAATAAAACTAGTATCTATGATTCTCTTGCAGAAAGGAGCCCCCATTGTGGAACAGCCAGCATTCGGAACTTACTTAAAACAGCAGCGTGAGCACAAGCAATGGAGCATCAACCAGTTGGCAGATGCTGCAGGTATAAGCAATTCACAAATTTCCCGCATTGAAAATGGACTGCGCGGAATCCCCAAACCCTCCACTCTCCGCAAAATAGCGGACGCGCTTAGCGTATCCTATACCGAAATGATGAAGGCCGCCGGATATTGGGGAGATGATGATTCAATGGAGCAAAATCCACATGAACTTTATCGTTCTACTGTGCCGGAATGGGCAACCTCCAAAGACCGCCGGGATTTTAAAAAAATGCTGGAGGAAGACGACGAATTAATGTTCGATGGCATTCCGCTGGATGAAAAAGACCGTCAACGGATCAAGGACGTGCTGACAGGTCTGTTCTGGGAAGCCAAGCAGATGAACAAACATAAAAAGCCCAAAGAGCCCCAAGCGGGCAAAGATCAGGGATAG